GGTTCCTTGAGCAGGTTGGACCAGAGGGAGATCGATCCTCTCTAGTCCTTCACTTTACTCGATGGCACTGTTATAGCAAGAAACTATTTGATCGAAGTATCCATCAAGTCCGAAAGATTTCGGGGTGTTTCTCTATATGTCTAGGATCTGTTGATAGTAGAACTGAACAGTTGCTACACTTGCTGAATCGTGGAGTTCGTTAGAGATAGCTAACAGTCCTTCTGCTGCCTCAAAGAATGGAGAGGTTTGTGGAAGCAGTATGGATGCGGCAGATTTTGCCAGGGGGAGTATCCTCTTGATCGCGTCTTTTATGCCTTTCCACGAGAATGCCTTGTCAGGATGATAGTCAATCGTCGAAGGAGCTGGTTTGCCTACTGCATCGCTGATTGCATGAGAGGAATTTCCTAAATTGTATGCGAGAGCATTACTGACTTTAGGGAAGTAAACCATATTGGCTGAAACCTGGGTTGAGATGCTGTATGTAACATTTACTCCAGTGTCGATAGATATGAAAGGCTTTCTTATTATTACGTAGTCAACGATCTCTGTGGAATACATGTCATGCTGATCTGATTCCATGCCTTGAGATGGCTTCTTGGTAATGATGTTGGTATTGACTATCGCAGAAGAAAGCGTGAAATGTCTCTCGTTGTCCTCGACTCTGTCTGCTATCTTGATTAGCTACTGTAATGTAAGGGAGTTTCTAAACGAATCGAATGAGACCTTACCTCTATACATTACTCCTGAGCGTGTCGCTTCTGGGCCGGAGAGCTTTCCGTCGATTTGGGCGGCAAAACTAAATCCTCTTTCTCCGAAAGAGGTGTTGTCACCACCGTAGAGATCTATCATGGATGGATTGGTGGCTAGGAAGAAGTGGTCCAAATTGACGAAAGCGGTGAGACTACTCGTCTGCATTCTGTGTATTCCTGAAGCTTTTGGGTTGCCGGTGGCTGCGCTCTGGTAATGGGAGAGTGCAGGGCAGAAGAAGATGGCCTGATAGTCGACGTTAGTCTCAGTGAATTCGTAGTCGACCTTGACCTTGTAGGTTGGGAGCTGGGAGACCTAGCTGCCAATTAAGTATGGGGTATCGATTGAACCGGGACAGTGTCTAGCAATCTAAAATCTCTCCCAAGCTGCCAATGTAGTGGCCACGTCTTTCTACCCAAATCTCTCTGGACCTTCGCTGTTGTGTTGCTTCTTGTGAAACTCAGATCTCTTCTTGTATTATTCAACTCTGCTGCTCTTGATTTCATTAATGAGGGCGTCGTCCTCCTTCTTGAGCTACTTGACCTGCTTCTTTACGTCTTACAGTTGATCAGAAAGCGAGTTGGCATTATACTTCCTCCTATTTTGGGATTATTTCATTTATAATCCTCACTAGTGCCATTCAGGTGGACTGTATTCTCATAGAGTAACCTGAAGAGATGTTCGTGGGAAAGACCAAGCTGTTCATTGACTGTGTGTTCCATTTGGTAGCCGGACCCAGAGCTGGTGTGGGCATATTTCACGGCATCGTGTTTCTGCAGTATAGCACTGTCATATGCACGAGTCAAGAGCTTGTCTCTCTATATGAGTAGCATGTCTTCCACCAACATAGAGATTTTTTCCATCTTGAAGCCCTGATATATCGCATCACGATGTATATGAGGGTTGTTCAACAGGTGCTTGTTCTTTCCTGTGAAGAACTGTTTTGTCCTGAGCACCTTCGAAACATCCCGGACATATGTCAAGTCGCTGACACATCCACTGGGGGAATGGAACCACTTTGAGCAGAAACTGAAGTCTGATGCAGGCCCGACCGTTGATTCCTTGAGACATTGTCCCAGGCCGTATAGGTGCCCATTGTAGTCCTTGACAGGTGAAGTTAGCAATCGCATACTGTCAACAATGTTCTTCGTATCATTCTGATCGCAGAAAATGACACAGTCATCACCTGACACAATTGTGAATAGATCGTCCTGTGCCCAGGGATCTATGTGTCCTGCATTCTCTAAGTAATAGAAACAATAGAGCATGGCTCTCCAGGTGTTGCCCATCGTGGTTCTGGTAGACAGCCCAGAAAATGTGGTGCCAGAGATTCGGACAAATACGTAGTCGCGCCATGGTTCGAGTTTCTGGACATCGCTAAATGAGCGATTCCACATTCTTTACACATCTTTAGGCCAGACTGGTGAGTTCACCTCTGGGATGTGGGCGAAGATGATGTTGTCAGTGTTCAATAGGGAGTTCATGAGCTATTTGCTGATAGTAGGGAGCGTCTTTGTTGTGATCTTGCTGTTGATGTCATTCGACAAAATCCTCTCCAAATATG